GTATGTCAGTATTATCTCTTCGTAATACTACTTCCAAAGCATCTAATGTATCTCCTGATAATGCATAGGAAGTAACACTTGTCGAAACTGTAACTAGTGTAGTATAGGTAGTCCAAAGAAGTATACCTCTGTTCTGCCAATCTTTCAGCATTAGATTAATAGAACGACGAGCAGAAGCAGGAGTATGACCAAGGGTTTGCTCTCCCCCGATCATCTCCGTAGCCTCTTGGATCACCTCATCTATATCTAAGTTAAAGTTGAATGTTCCTGACGTTGCCATCTTAAACTATTTCTTTTTACCATGATTATGATGGTGTTCACCAAGAACAAAACCTACAATACCAGATGCTACACAAGCAAACATAGCTATAGTTTGCCACATACCAACTGGAGCCATGATGCCAAGCATAGCAAGAACACCTGCTAATGCTGCATACGACGAAGGTTCTTTAAATCTACATATAATATGGTTCATTTCTTTCTCCTTTGACTTTTTGTTTTTAATTGTTTACCACCACTTTTCTGTATAGTAGCACCGTGTTTCCTTGCCCAGTTCTTGGCAATTTTTGGATGGTTAGTATATAAAAAATCACGTTGATCTTTTGATTTAAAAGGCATTCTTTTTATATCCTTTACCTAGACCTTTAATAGCAGCCCCCCAAGGCTTCTTTTTAAGAGGAGGTGGTTTAATTGATAATGACATTTGTTGTTTACTACCTTTTAATGGACCTCCTCCTGCTGCTCTTCGTTTTTTAACAACATTACCCATATTATCAGGACCAAATCCATATGGATATTTCTTTTTACCTTTAGTAATAGAAGGATGCTTTAATTCTTTTTTAGATTTTCCTTGATAAACAGAAGTTCTTCCTTTAACCTTTGGAACTTTAATAGTTTGTCCAGGGCTAATTTTATGTATATTAGTAATATTTGGATTAGCTTTTTTAATAGCAGCTATTGTAGTATTGTTATCTCTAGCTATTTCAGAAAGAGTATCTCCAGATTTTACCTTAACAGATTTTGTATCTTTAGTTCCAACGAAAGCTCCTATTCCCGTAGCAATACCTGCTGTAATTCCTATTTCTTTTAAACCTGTTTTTGATTTTGTTTTTGGTTTCGTTTTCCAACTAGGTGTTTTTGCTTTAGTACTAGCAGCACCAATAGCTGTTCTTAATCTTGATTGAGCTTTAGATTCTTTACCAGTAGCTCTAGCTAATCTTTGTTGAGCTTGAGTAGGAGTTTGAATAGTAGTAGTAGCTTTCTTTTTAGCAGCAGTCGTAGCTTTCTTTTTAGCAGCAGCTCTTCGTGCAGCACTTGGGAGATCAAGTTTAGGAGCTTTCTTTGGAGCAGCAGTACTGGGCTTTGCAGAAGCTTTCTTTCCCTTAAATGTCCACTCATACGTTTTACCAGCAGGTTTCTTTCTAGCAGCAGTAGTAGCTTTCTTTTTAGCAGCAGTAGTAGCTTTCTTTCTAGCAGCAGTACTGGGCTTTGCAGGAGCTTTCTGTACTGATTTTTGAAAAGGCTTATATTCTCTTTTTAGATACTTACCTTTATTTTTTTCTACCTTTGCTTTAAGTTCACGTTGAGCTTTTCTTTGTGCAGCACTTGGAAGATCAAGTTTAGGAGCACCTTTTCCTGATCTTACAATTCGTGATATACCTTCACCTATTTCTTTTTCTACATCTTTAGCATACTTTGCTTTTCCTGCTTTAACTAATTTTGCAGCGTCTTTTGCTGCCTTTTTAATAACTTGTCGTGCTCCTGTCATAACAATAGGTACTAATAATGCTGGTAGTGCCATAATCTCTCTCCTTAATTACATTTGTAACGAGCAGCACCCCAACCTCTGGGTTTCTTTATGAGGCCACCTCGTTTTCTGGTTACAATTTTACTTCCCTTTTTAAACGAATCTACTAATTTTTGTTTTGGTTCTACTAGTTTATCTGTAAGTCTATCTTCCCAATCTATAGGTTCAGGACTTCCTGCTTTTTTCCATGCTGCTATATCAGGAGTTCCATCTTTTTTTATAAAACCTGTTGCTACAGCATCACTTTCATCTAAAAATTTATTCTTATTAATAGCTATTTTTCTATTAGATTCAAGAAGTTTTTTTTCTTTTCCCGATGCCTTTTTAATTCTTGATAAACTTGGAACAGATTCTCGTGGCATTGTTTTAGTTCTTTGTGCTCTGGTATATGTTTCAAATTCCATTAAATCAGGAGCTTTATTATATATTTCTCTTTTTAATGCAGCTTGATCCTGTTTATATTGTATATATTCAGGACGACTACGAATTTCTCTCCATATATCTCTTCTTTCTTGAGGACTTACATCTGGAAGTCTATATGATGATGGAAGATCTGACATAGCCTTGGCACCTACTGGTTGATATCTACCAATTCCTGTTTCTTTTGGTCGATATTCAGTACGTAACTCTGGCAATGTTTGAAATTCACTACCTCTAATCTTTTCATTAGCTTCTGTACGAAATTTATTTCCAGCCCTTCTAATCTCAGCAGCTCTCTTTCTTAAATCTGCAACAACTTCTGGAGTTGGCTCTTTTAGTAAAGGCATTCCTAATTGTTGTGCCATTCTGGGAGGTATTACTTCTGTAGGTTCTCCATATGCAAATGCTTCATTTCTTTTACCTTGACCAAGTAATCTCCCACGTATAGCTGCTGATCTACCTGCTGCAAATTGATCTCTCTCTGCTTGTTGTCGTTGAGCTTGTAATATTCTTGCCAATGTATTTTCATGTGGCCTTGGTTCTCCTCGTGCTACACCAGATGTAGGTTGATCAAATATTTTATCTAAATATCTTTCTTGAGTAGCTGGAGTTGTAAGTACATCTTGTAAAGTAGGCATATCTTCTGGAATCGTTCCACGAGATGTTGCAATCTCTTCACCAATAACTTCGTCATATTTTTGTTTAGCTGATTCACTAGGAAGTTCTTCTCCACGCATTAGTCTTGTTACATCCTGTTTAGTAGGAGGGACATCTTGTGGGATCTTTAAAAATTGTCCACGTTCTGCACCTTCAAATGGAACGTGTATTCTAAATCTTGAACCAAATGGACGACCATATAGTGGATCTCTATCAATTATAGTTCTTACTATTTCATCCATTTCTTCATCAGGTAATATTTCTTTTATATTTCCTGCTTTAAAAGATTCTTGTTCTTTAATTCTTAATTCTCTTTTCCTAGTATCGTGAAGATCACTCCAATCTTTAAATTCTGGTAATAGTCTTCCAAATTCATCTCTGGTTTCTATAGATGGATCTGTTCTATATTGGTATCCACTTCTTACTATATCTTCATCAGTTAAATCAGATAAAGCTCTATCATCTTGTTGATATATTTTTGTACCATAATCTTCTACACCTACTTCACGTACTGGTCCTGTAGGTAAAGCAGTACCACGACGACGAACTTTTCTTAGTACAGCTAATTTTGCTGTTTTAGCTAAAGTTTCTGCATCTGATCCTATTTGTCTTGTAGCCATTCCTGGTATTTCTCTTGCAAAGATTGCTATTCTTTCTTGATCTCTTTTTGAAAGTTTATCTAAAGCTTTACTAGGATCAATATCTAATGCTATTCTTGCCATTTCTCGTACACGACGTAAGTCTTCAGGCCATCTAGAGAGTCCTGCTTTTTCCCATTCTACTGGATTATAAACTCCTTCTTTAATAGCAGCTTTTACTATTTCTGGATCAGATAAACTTCTTCCAAAATTAATTAATTGTGATTGAGAATGACTAATAGTAGCAAGTTTACCAATATTTGATTGACGTACTACTTCATCTACTGGTGAAGGAGGTCCGATAAACTTTCCTATACCTAGTCGTTTTTTCAATTCCAATTCAAGTCTTTTTTGTGTTTGTTTAGAAGTACCAAGTCTTTCTGTAGCATATTCTCTTACACCGGGAAATCCTGCTTTCTCCCATGCTTTTATATCAATTTCTTCTGTTACTACCTGTTCGGGTGGTTGCCTTATTCTTGGATCTGGCTGATGTTCTATTAAGTATTCATGTTCGTCAGCTGGACGTCGAGGTTCTCCAGACTTTCGAGTAGCAGCAGGATGTATCTTTTTTCTAGGGTCAGATAATTTACTTACTTCTGTTACAAAACCATGCTCTCTAGCTAATTTTGTTGCTTCCCCTTTGGGAAGATTCTTAAGAAACCCTCTAAGAATTTTTGTTATTACAGGAGCAGCCATAAGATTACCTTACGTGTATATTCTTTACACTGTTATGATCAAGTTTAAAAGATTTTCCCTTATCATACTTTTCATCTACAACATCTGCATGAGGGGTTCCTACAACATCTGGTCCTTCACGAGCAGCCCCATAACCTTGTCCTGTTGGTTTCCCATTAATCTTTTCCAGATCAGGGGGATTTTTTAATAATGTATGTGGTCCCATATTATTCTCCTAACTATAGTTTGCACCTACGAATTTATTTCCATCATGGTTAGCATAACCTTTATGCCTATTCTTTACTCGTCTACTTGGACTCTTCTTCTTCTTCTTCGGCTGGCCTCCTTTATATTGCTTAACGGCAGAGTATCCTACACCTGATCTAACTCGGCTTTTTGTTGCATCTAGTCCTGCTTTTGCTCTTGCTTCAGCATCTGACAGTGGCCTATTCTGGGCTGCATTCCAGTAATCTCTTATCTTTCCACCATATTTTGCAACGAGATTTTTTAACTTCTGCATCTGTTGATGTTTTTGCTTTGGTGTTGATTCTATTGGATCTCCTTCAAGTCTCAGACCAGTATCTAGTACACCTTGATCTTTTGTAGAAACTCTTCTTTGCATAGCTCCCGGCCATCTTTTCTTGGGAGGGCCTTCTCTTGCTGCTGCTCTTTCTGCCAATACTCGTTCTCTATTTCTTTTTTGATTTCTTAATTGTGTAGCATCTAAGTTACGTTGCTCTGCTTCTGAAGATAACTGAGCTGCTCTTTGCTGATGTCTAGCTGCTTCTTTCTTTTCAGCTTCTTTTGCCTTTGCTCTTCCTTTTGCTGCTGCAAGTTCTGCCGCTTCTGTTGCTCTTTGTATATTATCTTTTGTTGTATTTCGTACATCTTCTGCAAATTTCTCATTAGCACTATGTCCTACACCCAATATTGGAGTACGAGAAGGACTAGGTGGTTTATGAGGAGGTTTTATACGAGTATTTAAAGGTTTACGTCTTCCGTATTTAATATCTGAAGGTCTACTAACAGCACCATAAGTACCGGGACCATGCCTAGATGGTTTGCTTGTTACTGGCTTCTTCCAATAAACAGTTACTTCACCTTTCGGTACTGGCAATTTCTTTGAAGGATCAAGACCAAAAGGATTTTTAGTTCTTTTACTTTTTGTTATCTTTTTTTCTGTCTTTGGTTTAGCTTTACTTTTTGATTTATCTCTCCTAGCAGCTTCGTAGGTACTAGATATACCTTCATATTCTTTTGGTTTACGTTTCGTTTTAGAAATAGCTGTTCCTTTACCAGTTTTTAACAGATCTCCAGTACGTTTACGAACTACTTTATTACTCTTATACATTACTGTGCTCCTTGTATTACAGGATTAGGCCCACCCACAGGATTACGAGGAGTCTCCATATCGTCCTGTCTCATTCTACGAGATTGGTTTCTAAGTGCATCTATTGAATTTTGATAACTACTTTCCCATGCAGGAATAACATCCCAACTTTTTGTAAACTTTGCAGACTCAATCATACATGCATTAAATAAAGCATTGTAGGCAAATTCACTAAAGTAGTTGGATGTTGTTGCACTCGTCCCTGTTGCTGATGAAAGTGGAATAGGTCTACGAGTATATTGTATTTCTCCTGTTAAAGCTGATGTAGGAGTTGGTACAATGTAAATGGATGTATTATTTTTACGTGAGTAGTAACGTGGTGTACCTACAGATGCACTGGCATAAGGCCAATAATCTATGGCATACTCATAAGTTCTTTGTAAAAGGGGAGTAATAAGAGAAGAGGTGCTTGTGGTAAAACTTACATTCCTCACAACTAGAGAATCTACAGGAAGACTTACCGTTGGACTAGAGGCTGTAAATGTAAAGGAGGCAAAGTTATCCAGACCGGGATCATCTATTTCTTTTACCAGACGATCTTCAGCCTTCTCAACAAACTTTGGAATCTGATTTGCAAATTCTGTTGAGTCGTTTTCTGCCGTATTAATAAGGTCAGTTTTAAGAAATGAATAATTAGGCATAGGACGTTATCCT